TCCGGTTCCGGTCCGTTACGTTTACGGTCGCATCCAGCTGTCCGGCCCGACCATCAAGCAGGCCGTGACCGACCGTGGTGCTTTCATCGACGCGCTCGACGCCGAAATGGAAGGCATCAAGAAGGATGCGATGAAGGACGTGAACCGCCAGTTGTGGGGAACGTCGAACGGTGTGATCGCCCAATGTGGCACCACCTCGTCGTCCACGACCGTCGTGTTGGCTTCCAGCACCGGTTCCACCGCTCTGCGCCAGTTGTTCTTCGACGGCGGCATGGTGGTCGACATCGGAACGGTCGCTTCGCCGACCACGGTGGCTTCGGCTCGTACCGTCACCTCGGTGGACGAGACCAACAAGACCATCGCCATTTCTGGTGCTGCGGTCACCACCTCGTCGTCGCACTACGTCTTCCGTTCGGGAGCGGGTGGAGCCTCGAGCAACACCGGTCAGCCCGGTGACGGTCAGGTCGAGTTGACCGGTCTCCAGACCATCGTCGACGACACCGCCATCCTTCACACGATCAACCCGTCGAGCCAGCCGAAGTGGAAGGCTTACGTCAACAGCAACAGCGGAACCAACCGTTCGGTCACCGAGTCGCTGATCACCGGTTCGATCATGAAGGTGTTGACCAACTCGGGCAAGAAGCCGCGCCTGTTGGTGTCGGCTGAAGGCGTGAACTTGGCCATCAGCAACCTTCTCCTGAGCCTCAAGCGCAACATGGAGCAGACCCAGTTGAAGGGTGGCTACGCGGGCATCCAGTTCTACAGCCCGTCGGTCTCCGGCAAGGGTGACGAAGCCCCCACGGCCCTCTACGCCGACTTCGACTGCCCGAACAACCGCTTGTACGGCATCAACCCCGAAGTGTTGGTGTTCCACCAGGTGGGCGACGGATTCCAGTTCATGGACCTCGACGGCGCGGTGATGAACCGTAAGCCCGACCAGGATGCCTACGAGGCGACGCTCTATATGTACGGCGAACTCGCCTGCAAGCAGCGCAACGCCCACTTCGTCATCAAGGATCTCACCGAGGTGAGCATCTGACATGGCCGCATCCGTCGCAATTTCCATCGGGCCAGAAGTCCCCGGTACACGCAAAGAAGTGTTCGGTGTCATCACCTTCGACTCGTCGTATCCGACGGGTGGCGAATCGGTGACGCTGGCACAGCTCGGCTTGAACCGGCTTGACTGGCTCGAGTTGAACGCAGGCATCGGCTATCTGCCGACGTGGGACGGTTCCACCAGCGATCCGAAAGTGTTGCTGTACCGTCAGACGGCGGCCACCGGTGCGTTCGTTCAGGTTCCGAACACGACCGACATGAGCGCAACGACTGTTCGGTTCAAGGCAACTGGAGCCTGATCCACCAATCCCCCAAACGTCAGGGCCGGTTGCCGAAAGGTGACCGGCCCTTTCGTCTAGGATGACCACCATGATTCGTGCAGCAGATTTGATGGGCAATGTTGACGGTGGGTCGGAGATGGCTGAGGTGTCGTTCGACGTGTACGACATCGCCAACCGCATCCAACGTGGTGATGAGTCAGGGTGGCGCGGTGACCCGTCTGCTTCCCTGATGTTCAACCCTCTCGCCAACCGGTTTGAGGTGTGGATGGTCGATGCGATGGGAACCCCGTATGTGGCCTGCTCCCATGATCGGTGCGATCACACGCTGATCGTCAAACTGATTGAAGGTGACTGGCAGAAGGGCAAAGCCTTGCACGACGATCTGATGAAGAAGAACAAGGCGGTGCGTGACGCACACGAAACCGCTGAACGTGAGAAAAGGTTGGAGTTGGCTGACAAACTGCATTGGGCGTTGGTGCGCGATGTGGGACACTTGGAAGGCTCCAACCGTCGAATCCACAGCATGAACCAGAAAGGCAAGTAATGGCGTCGTACACCGTGAACAAGGCGAAACACGCCGTCTTGACCCCCGATACGGTGGACACGGTGTCGTTCGGTGATTCGGTGTCGTTCGTTATTGTGAGCAACCGCACCACGTCTGGTTCTCCCATCTTCTTCACTTTCGGCGACCCGACCAAAGGTGTGCCAACGCCGACGGTGAACGGAGACGACTGCTATGTGGTGGGCATCGGCATGACCCTCAGCCTGGTGGGCGACGGGACAGCCTCGGACGTGAAACTGATCTCCAACGCCGCGCAGGCGTACAGCGTGATGGTGGTATGACATGAACAGACTCGCTTTGCGTAACGCAGTCAAAGATCGACTGGCAATCAAATCAGACGGCTCTGGCAACAGCCTTGACGGTCTGATCACCGACTCTTTTGTCAACACCAGCCTGAACGACGCTTTGAACCGTGTCAGCATGGAACGCGACTGGTGGTGGCTGGCTTCGACCGCATCGCTGTCGTTCGACACGGTGAACGGTGCCGCCACCCTTCCGTCCGACTTCATGCGAGCCAACGAACTGGTCATCAACTCGTCACCAGCCGAATGGGTTCCGCTCGAGACGTTCCTCGACCCGACATCGGACAACAGCACGTTCGGCTGGACGATCTACGGTAACCAAGCCAAAATCACGCCGATCCCGTCCACGACGACAGCCGGAACCTTGTACTACTTCCGTTCCGAGCCAGCCCTCTCTAGCGACTCGTCGTCACCTTTGATGCCGGTCGTCTACCATTCGGTGATCGTCGCCTACGCTTCGCATCTGTGCGCCGCTCGACGCCAAGACGAACAGCGAGCTTCCCTCTACCTGCAAGAGTACGGCACGTTCCTGAAGTCCATGAACGACGACAACCGGACGACCATCAAGAGGCGAATCAAGTTCACACGCGCCCGCGACTACGCCACCTGGGAGTAGCCGATGGCCTCCTTCCAGATCGTTTACGACGACTTCTCCGGCGGTCAGTACATGGGGCCACGCTCCACCAACTGGCCAAAGAACACTTGGTTCGGCCAGAATGCTATTGCCCTACCGAACGGTCGGCTGTGTCCGGTCGGGTATGAGCAATGCGGAGCCAACGGTGGCGTCACAAGCGCAACTGGAGCCAAGATCATGGACTCTTGGACTGTTGGTGCAAACAACTATTCGTTCGTCATCTGGTCTGGCACAACGTCCAAGATGTGCCGAATTACGTCCGTCAACTACGGCCCCGGTTTCCCCATCACGACAACCGACACCAGCCTGACCGGCACCATCGGCGGCAAAGTTGCTTACGTTCCGAACGAAGCAAAGTTCTACTACGTCAACACCAACTCAGGTACTTTCGGGTACATCCGCAGCGTGACAACAGCCGGAACCGGCGCGAGCGTCTCAACCGCTCTCGGAACCGGAACTGGCATCACGAACCTTGCGCTTTATGGCTACCGTCTTGTGGCGTGGGGGCCGACAACCAAACGCCTCTACTACTCGGACACCGCACTCACCGGCTGGTCAACAAGCCAGTATTACGAGTTCAACGGGCAGATTCTGAACGTCCTCCCTCGAACAAACGACCTGCTTGTCATCTGCGACACCGGCGTGTACAGCGTCGTTGGTGTCCTCGGCTCAAGCGTCACGATCCAGTTGATCGTGCCAGCACAGAACGTCACCGAAGGCATGCGTGATGCGACCGTCGTCGGACGCAACGTGTACTTCCTAGATCAGCAACGCTCTGGTTCGTTGGACGGCAACATCTACCAGTTGCTCGGTTCAAGTGTTCAGGCAATAGCCACGATGAATCTGGACGATGTCAATGATGCTGACGATGGTTATGAAAAGGGTCGTATTCAAGCCATCGCTGACGGTCGACTGGCTGTCGTATTGCGAAGCGGAGTCGTGTATTCGCAAACATCTCACGGGCGTTGGGCGCGAACCAACATTTCTTACGATCCGACCGATACTGGTGAAACCAATCAGATCGTTATTGCTCGCCCCGGCCCCGAATCGCAGAACGAATATTTCATCGTCGGCATGGTTCAAGACGACACAAAGTTCCCGATCAAATGGTATCGAGCGATCAATAACGTGATCACGGGAACAAATACGGACGAAGACTTCATCTTCACCGGCTCGGCGAGCGTCTCAACAAATGTTCCGACCGCCGAAGTTGAACTGTCCGAATACTGGCATCAGAAGCCGTTCACCGTCAAAGAAGTGCTGGTTGAATGGGCAAACGCAGGTAACGGCACACCGGTCGTTGCGGTCACTATGAAGCCAACCGGCCTGGTTGATGTCAGTTCAGCGAACTACACACAATCCGATTGGGCGTATGCACAAGAAACCTCAAACGGCGACCTAGTGGTTTCACGTTTCAGAGGCGACGACGCACCGCGAGGGTACGGCATCAAGCCGTTCCTGTCGTTTGATGCTGCCTTGATCAACCGTGTCATCCTGAACTGCGAGGACTGACGTGCCGTTCAACTACACGTTCCGTGGCGACGATATGCCGAGCTTGGCGGCAGAGGTTCGTGACCTGCTCGAGAACCGGGATCGGGAACTGGAGTTGTTTCTGCAACTGGCCGTCAATCCGACCGGTGCTGTTCTACCGTATGCCGGTGCTACAGCCCCGTCGGGCTACCTGCTGTGCGACGGATCAACCTTCAACGGCGACCAATACCCTGAACTTCGAGACTGTCTCGGCGACACCTACGGAGTTCACAGCGGAACCTCGTACTACCTACCGAACCTCAAAGGTCGAGTGCCGGTCGGAAAAGATGCCTCGCAAACCGAGTTTGATGCGATGGGTGAGACTGGCGGTGCAAAGACGCACACCCTGGCACAAACTGAAATGCCGGTTCACACCCACGTTCAGAACGCGCACACACATACTCAAAATGCCCACAACCACCTTGTGTGGATTGATACCGACGACCAGGGAAGCCATCGCCATACCTACGACTACGACAATGTTGGAACAGTTCTTCGCAACAATGCTTCACCAGCATTCAATACTGGCTCAACAGCAACGACAACAACTGGCAACACCAGTTATGCAGGAACGCATCATCACACGGTGTTCGGTTACAGCGTTGACGCAACGGCCACGAACCAAGACACGACCGCAACCAACCAGAACGCAGGCTCCGGTGGGGCGCACAACAACCTTCAGCCTTATGTAGTCTTGAACTACATCATCAAGACGTGACGAGAGGAGCCTGACATGACTATTCCCCCCTCCCTCGCACAGCCGTCGTTCTCGCAGGCTCCCATCGAGACCACCGACCCGAACGCCATCTCCAAGACGATTCTGGATGCCAAAGGTGACCTGATCTCGGCAACTGGTGCGGACACCCCCTCTCGAGTCGCGGTCGGCTCGGACGGTCAGGTTCTGCTCGCAGACTCCACCCAGGCATCCGGCCTGCGTTGGGGTGCTGACCCGATCACCGCCTCCTACGACGCCAAAGGCGATCTTCTCGTCGGAACGGGCGCAGACGCTTTCACTCGTCTACCTGTTGGCACAGACAATCAGGTTCTGGTAGCCGATTCCAGCCAAACCTCCGGTGTGCGCTGGTCGTCCGAACAAGACCCGAACGCCATCACTAAGAGCATCATTGACGCCAAAGGTGACCTCATCGCCGGAACCGCAGCCGACACCCCAGCACGTCTCGGAGTCGGCTCCGACGGGCAATACCTGATCGCAGACTCCACACAGACGGCAGGCATCAAATGGGCGACCCCGAACATCACGCTTGGCACGGAAACCACCGGGAACTATGTGGCTGGCATTACCGGCGGTACCGGAGTTACTGTCACCGGGTCAGGTTCGGAAGGGGCAACCCCCTCCGTTGCCATCGGACAGTCAGTCGGAACAGGTGACACGGTCGCATTCGGTGGGCTGAACGTCGACTCAGGAACCCTGTACGTTGACTCAACCAACAACCGCGTCGGAGTGAACAACACGTCCCCTGCATATTCGCTGGATGTCACCGGCGACGGGCATTTCACGTCCAACCTGACAGTCGACGGAACCGTATACGCACCACACATTCACGGCGATCTGGCCGGCTTGGTGTACTTCCACGTCAAGAACACGACCGCCAGCCTCATCCCGAACGGCACACCCGTGTACATCACCGGAACTGTCGGCTCAACACAGGTAGCCGAGATCGCCCCGGCTGATGCTTCCAACAGCGCAAAAATGCCTGCAATCGGTATCACCGATGGCGACATTGCTGTGAATGCGAACGGACACGCGGTCATCGTTGGCGACCTTGACAGCCAGAACACCGCCGCGTACAGCATCAATCAACCCCTGTACGTTGCGTCTGGCGGTGGACTGACTGGTACTCGCCCGACGGGGGCGTCGGCTGTCATTCAGGTCGTCGGTCACGTCTCTCGAGTCAACACGAACACCGGTGGCATCGTTGTTTCTTGCGGACCGTCAGCAAACACTCCGAACACTATTTCGGTGACTGGCAACATCACCACAACAGCAGGACAGTTCACAGGTTCGGGCGCAGGTTTGACTAGCATCCCGGCAAGCCAACTGTCTGGCACCGTCCCATCAGGAAACATCGGCAACGATTCGGTGGCTCTCGGAACCAAGACGACCGGCGA